AAGAATAGATGGGACGTTGTCATTTTTAAAATTAGAGTTGGCTACATCTTTAAAAATCATATCTTGAACAAGATAATCCACTTCAAAATACTCGTTTCCTTCTGTATCAAAAACAGAAATAATCTCGGAAACATTCTGGGCGTTCAAGGTAATAGATTTAAACCGTTCAAACGCCCCTACAGGCACCCTCTCTTGGCCAAAGTGACCGGAGACTACGTTCCCATAGGCTTTGACCGCGTAGAAGGTTGGCGCGCCAGTGGTGGCGTCTACGCGTGCAGCTACAAATGTATTTTTAGGGCTAGCAAAGTCTATGTTTGCAGTTAATACAAAACTTTGACCCGAATCGGAAGAAAATGAAGTACCTCTTTTTAAGATCGGCAAATAATCCGTGTCCGGACCTATACCTGTACTTGTTGCCGGTACCAAGATGAACAGGGCGACACTTCCATAAGTTGATGGTCGGCCGCCAAACTTGTAACCAAGGATGGCGCCATGGCGCACAACATTTGTATATTGAAATGATGTATCAAGAAACGACTCGTTGACGTTATAATCTAAGTAAAACGATAACTGATCACCCACATACGAAACTGCATCTAACATAAGCGCACCAAAGGAAGCTTCACTGAAATCTTGAAACGAATCTGGGTAAAATCTTTCCGCTATCTCCAGCAGATCTTGTTGAATAGTTTCGAACTCACGGTGTGTGTAATCGATTGGTAGTAACTTTTTTTGATTTTTAGACATAAAAAATCCTCAATTTAAATAGTAAATTCTAATAAATCTTTAGTATTTAAATTCGGTATCGAGTACTTGATTCGAACACTAAGTGCATTTGCGTTTTCATCCATGGCCGTGAAGAATATCTCTTCAATCGCAATAGCGGGCAAATATATCTTGGCTTGTTTAAGGATGTTTCTCTCTATTTTAGCAAATGTTGATTCAGAAAAGTTTTCAAACAGGTATCGTCGAAGACCTACTCCGAAATCCGGCTCCATCACTCGTTCACCGGGGGAGGTTAACAACAGCATTTTAAAATTTTGCCTAACCATATCGCGAAAGCTTTTTATCATATTAAAGCCATCAGTGGCGCTACGGGCTAGCGGGAGTCTTACAGAGAGTGATGCCATATGCTTTTTTCCTGTTTTAAATATTTAGATCGATTGTGAATAATCAACTAGAGTTCTTCTTGGAACATTCTTCACCATTAGCGTTAAATACGTTTCCGCGGGCTTGCTTTTTCTGGAACCAAGGTAATATCTGATAAGCTGCGTTATATCGGAACTTTTCAACGACGCCGGATATCCACTCATCTACAGGATCGCGTTCCGGACCAGAATCTAGACCAAACTTTCTATTCCTATAGTGGGTTTTAAAAGCCCTCTTCATGTAACCAGTCATTTGACGCAGGACACCTTGATCCCACTCGTCGAAGTCCAAAAAGCCAAAGCTTGTAAACCATCCGTTTCGATCATCTTCGGAAAGCCAGCCTGGGATGAAGTAGGGATCGGGCACAATATATGCTATCTTGGCGCCCTCAACCGGTTCGTCCGCGGACGGGATCGGATCACCAACCGTAAGACGAGGGTAAGCAGCAGCGTTTTCTTCAGTCACCAAGGCGGATACTATCTCGCCGTCCTTTTGCCAAACAAAATTACGGTTAAAGTGGCCGCCGGGCTTCCCACCATCTCCGGGAGGTTCAAGGGGGATAATGCTCTCAGGCATAGAAGGTGACTTAAGTGCACCAGACTCTGCCGTCCACTCTCCAATAGAAGGAAGAAGACCTAAATCATTATAAATAGCAAGCATAGCGCTGGATTTCTTCATAGAAAATATGTAATCAACAAGCAAGCGATAGTTATCCTCACTCTCTAGTTGGTCAATGAGACACAATAATAGTTTCCCATTGGCTTCCACACCTTCAAACTGGGCGCAAGGAACATCTAGTGCTCCAATATGTGTGCGAGCTATAGGAATGGGCCCGGAAGTGTGAGAAATGCCTATTTCTAAACCATAGCGTACCGCGAGTTCGCCGCGAATACCAATTGGTTTACCATTTCCAACAACCACATTATCTATTATTATTCTTTCTCTTACTAGTTCAATATTACCCGGATAGTGATCAGAAATATTCCCCGAAAGACCTCTTATGAGGCTTTTTGCTGCGCTGTTTGACATTTGGGTGCCACCCACTTCAATATATTTTTTCAAGTAAAATTGCTGGTGTACTTCGACCGAAGGAGAGGGATCGGTGGAGGGGATATCTCCCAATAATGTTTCATTACCATCCTCATCACGACTAACTACTTCTAAAATATCTGCAAACGGTATGAGCCGGTCATGGGGTTCATCCTCACTGTGTTCACCGCCTGCCATATACACGTTATACCCATCAACATCTTTATGAACGTGATATTCTCCGGTGTAAGGCAGACCACTGGGAAGTGCTAGCATGTTCCCCGTGGTGTAGTGGTTGGAGCCACTCGCAGGAAGAGAGTTGGTTTTGGGTCGGGCGATATGCTTGCCACGCAATTGAAGGTTTTCACCGCCTTGGCAATAGGTGTTATAGAACCAGAAATTCATATTATAATAGGTAGGGGTTGCATTTGCGCGTGAGTATGCGCTGACAAAGTTCTCTCCGATGGCTGACAGTTGTTCTACCACCAGTTCCTGCAGTACGATTTTTGCATCACTTTCGACGCGTTGAACTGCTTCTAAGTTCTTGCTTTCTCTAAAGCTTTTCATGGATTCGAATGTCCCATAATCTTCACTATTGAAGTCATCAAAGTCCCATGGGTATTTATAAGTCTTTTGAAGTTGGTCAATCTTTTCAAGTGCGTTGCGAACGTGTTCGGGCATGGTGTCTACAGTGACAAATTCATCGTCGTCGTCACCGAGACGTTCAACATAGAACTGAACCGACATTTCAAGAAAGGCATACCAGAACTCATTATCTTGGAACGGTTCCAAGAAGTTGCCGCCAGTGGTCATCATTTCTTCTTTCATAATCTCGACGATATAGCCCGCATATGCATTACTATAGTTGGTGGGAAACTTAGGCGCAAACGTGGAAAACACAGGTAATGATTTGATTATCGAAACGTTTGCAAACGCTCGGATAGCAGCCATGATAAGGCCGCGAATAGCTACCTTGCCAGATCGAGTCAGAATGCGATCGAATGGTAACTCTTTCGTACAATCCGGAGAGCCCATCAGGCGCGGATCTTCCGATATTGAAGCATAGGTTTTTAGAACCATTTCTTCAACTTGGCCAAAGCCCGCAATACCTTGTGGCTTGGGATCGCACGGACTCCGTTCAGGGAACATTATGTCAACCATTCCTGTCCAGCCAGTGTTCGGCATCGGCTTTGCATAAACAGGCGGAAAAGCAAAATTACCGCCGTATTTACCTGGATCCAAATAGAATACGCGGGTTTTTTCCGGATATCCAGCAGTAGTTTTATCGTGCATATCACGACTAATACCCATAATAGGATCTTCACTCATCCAAACTGGCACATCATTGCGCTTCAAATCCCAATATTCGACAAAGGACCATTTGCTCGGGTCAGCGGGATCCGGCTCAGAGCCACCTCGATAGCCGGCGGCGTATAGCTCCGGATCGAGAGTGACACCATAGTCAAAGTCTCGACGTACCAGCGGATCCATAGTGGCTCCAAACAGCCACGCGCGCTCATTTGCTCCAACCGCAGCAGCCATATCCGTATAGAATGCCTGATTAACAGCTGTGTACATTCTTTCGGCAGCATTGAAAGTCATTTGGCCGCGGCACAAATCTACTAATGCAGCAATTGGTGGGTGATAAGATTTATAGCCTTCGAAGCTTTTCTGTAACTCAGGATAAGCATCCATTGCGATGTCTCCCAGGCTGGAATCCACAGATAAAAACTCCATACGGCGAGTACGAATAACTTTATTATCATTATCCTCTTGCTTGTCTTCCATCTTCTTTTTATCACTTTCGGATAAGGTAGATGTGTCTTGACCTTCCTTAGCGCCAAAGTTAATAGCTGTGGTAATGGACACTCTCACATTGTCATCTGGGCGGTTCTTGAAGGTACCGCCTTCTTGGATCAAATCATGATAAAATGCATTAACTTGATATCCGTATGCCCAACTAGATTGGCCGCCGTTTGGCCCAGATCGATACCCCTTTGCATTGTCCCTGAAAGTTAAGCGTATGTCCGGAATATCTTTGCGGGCCTCTCTTCTGAACTTTACGCGATCGTTTTTAAACTCTGGTGTAGCAGTCACATTGTATCCATATGACGGGACATCAACTAGCTCGACATCTGTGTCCCATAAAAACCCATCAAACCCTAGATCATCAAAGGATTTATAAAATGTTCTTGCATATCTACGCTTTTGACTTGGAACAAACGCCATAGATTCTGGAGCGCCATCCATCCACTTAAGACTCGGACCGAACAGATCAGATGTTGCACCACCAAAATAGTCTCTGGCGCCGCGGCCGTTTTCGCTAACTCCAGGGTTTTTTACAGTAGCGGGGTTCTGACCAAGATACTGGCCCATCAGCCAACCGCCTACATATTGAGGATATGCTCCTCGGCGCGAGCCGAAGAAAAGCAGATCAATAATATAAATAACAACTAACAGAGGAAACAGGATAATCCATGCCAAAAGTGCAACAATCCAAATAGGAATTTTCCACGGACTGGCAGGTGGAGATGGTGGACCGAAGGGTTCTTCCCCGGTTGGTTCTCCATAATATGAAACCCATTCTGCGCCATTGGCAGTTTTATCTTGGTGGACGGTCCAAGGATTGCCATAGGTATCCGAAAGCACCATATTGAGGAATCCCCAATCTTTTTGGTTGCGGAAAAGACTAAAACCACCATCGGCTAACATGTCAGCAGCGAAGGTAGCTTCCATCGATTTCATTTGACCACCAAGAGCAAATCCCGCCACTTGCTTAATTTCATCCGGCTGATATGGAAGTAATCCATTATCGCAACCGGGATCAGAGAACACGGGGGGCATATTTGCCTCGACGATATTGGAAACCCCTTTATTAAGAACGTTTGCAACATCATCCAAATCCTCAAGAAGTTGATTTTTAGCGCTCTCGTTCAATGCTTCACATTGCGCTGAAGACATACGGCCTTCCAAAATAGAGCATCTCTGCTGATTGAACAACTCTAGCTCTTCTGGTGTCGAACACATCGATGGGTTTGCCGGTTCTCCTGTTTCTTCTGGGAACTGTTCTAACAGGGATTGTAGCTGACTGCGAGTCTCCGCTGGAATGAGGACACCAACATTCCTGTAAAAGCTTGCGATTGAAGATTTGGTGGGGAATGCATCGCGATATTCGGGATAGTCGAACTCAATAACATTATTCATTAAGTCGAGAGCAGTGTTGGAAGGGCCGTCCGTAGAGATAAATGCCTCAAAAACTTCTTCCCGGGTCATCGTATTCATGGTGTCAGCAAAGAAACTAATTGCTTTTTCTCTGTCAGCTAGCGCAGCGCCGCCCACACCAAGCTGGTCTACCAGTGCAACCACCGTGTTTTCTACCTGCTCGTCTGATGCACCAGGACCGCAGATGGTGTCCCTTATAACACTGAATAAGTCTTCTCGGCCAGACATGATCTCCGGTAATGATCCCACGACAGCACCCACCGTTTCCAGAGCCTTACAAATCGCATTCCCAATAATCTCGCATATCTTGCCTAAAATGGCAAGAAGAATTTTCATTATGAGCATAATAAGGAGACATTTGAGAATCTTGAACAGAAGCCATAAAATATCAGATAGTTTAGGCCAAGCCCTAAAAGGGTTCTCAAAGCGAATAGCTACGAGGTCCATGGGATCGCGACAGAATGGGAGACCTAGACTCTTAATAAAATCGTCGATGCCCGGATTAAAGAGTGGGGGAGTCGGACAATCCAGAAGAGCAATAACAGCAGAAATCAGCTGGGCCCCAGGGAAGTTACTCAAGTGATCCAACAGGGCGAGATAGTTATCTTCATATACCTCAATCAAGCCCAATAAGTACGCTTCCATAATTATATTAGGATTCAGCTCTCCCTTCTGCTGATCAGAGGGGCCGGCCAACATTGCCGACAAGGTTCGTTTTTCTTGAGTGGGGTCATATCCAAGAATTGAGGGATTTTTTGCTGATGTCTTACTACCATGTGGGCCTGGGCGCTCTAGAGCTTTTTGGTGAGCCATATATTCTTCATCTTCCCAAGGCTTCTTCAAATTGTAACCCCCCCAGAAAGGAGCATCTTCGGTGCGCGGTGATGAGTCATCCCCAAGCGATCCGAAGCTTTTTCCGGAAGCTAGATTCTTTTTCACTAGGGCGTCAAGCTCTCTCTGCTTATCGGCGGGAAGGCCAACAAACAATTTCCCAAAGTCCTCGACCCCCATGGCTTTGAGCGCAGCCAAAACGATACGACCAAGCGCTTCCGACAAAGAGAGTCCCTTAAATAAGCATTCCATCGCTTCAAATAGTAGGTCAAATAATCCACAGTCTTTGAGGGGACCCAAGCCAAATCGGTATAATCTATCCAGATCAGCCATTCCTAGGCCGCCGCCACAACCCAACAGGGCGCCCGGGCCGAAGCCTTTACCAACCAACACCTTCTTGCACATGTTAACGAAGATAGGATCCTTCTCAGACACTGTATAGAATGATTGGAACTCTGCCATAGTTTCCATATTGAATGCGTCTGCAAAGGTTGCTGCAGCATTAATACCCATTTCCCCAAAATCTTTGTCAACCTCGTCCGGGTTGGAGCGGCACAACTTATCGTGGAAGGCCTTGGCAATAGCATCGCCCAAACTGAATACTTCGTCAAAAATGTCTTGACCAAGTTCTTTGAACTCGTTTTCGAGATTAGCCGCTATACAGTCAGTGGCGCTTGGTTGGCCAAGGGGGCCTTCGGGTTTATAGTCATAGACTTCGGGATAAGTATATTTGGTAATAAACTCGATCCATGGTACTGGCAGCCGGGCGCCCAAATCAGTAACCATATCATTTTGATTTGCAAAATATCCCACAGCGGTTTTGTCTCGCCATGCTGGACGACGGCGTAAAGATGCCAAACGATCTTTACCATATACTCTGGCCGGTCTATCTAAGCAGCCTGCAGTGAACACTTTCATCTTTTTGATTTTGTAATCATAAGTGAAAACACAATCCAATTTAGTGATCATAGTATCTGAACTAAAGAAATCCCAAAAACTTACGTTAAGGGTGAATCCGCGGGCATCAAGCCACGAGTCTAGCTCGTCAAAAAGGTCTGCCATAACACCAGACCCAAAAAACCCATCATCACCATATTCTCCAAGATTAAAAATTGTGTTACCATCCGTGAATCTTAAGTTACCACCTTCAGTGGCTCTATATACTTTTAGGTATCTGTAATATAAATCCAGACCTTTCCGGAGCTTAAGTGCGGTGACATTGAGTTGTGAAGCGTTAACTGAAACCTTAATATCGGTCTTGTCAATTGGTTCTTCTTCGGCCGCGTCATCATCGTTTTCTAAATCGGGTAGCGATAATACATCATCATAGTCAACAGAATACAGCAGCTTAAGGCGCGAGCCGGCGCGCGGTTCTAAGTGAAAATCAGTATATTGAATAACTTTAAGGATTTGATCAATACTATCTTGGGAGTCATCTTTTTGAAGATATTCCAACATCTGCTGAATCACACCGGGTGCGTGGAAC